CTAAAGCGCAAGAACATTTAGATGAAGCGCAGCGTTATGCTACTAAAGTACTCAACGATTGGAAGAAAATCCATGACGAAATTGAAGAATTAGGCGCAGTAGATGCAAGACCCGACACTTACTACGACACCGTAGAAGAGGCGTTAAAACACCAAAATACGATTAAAACTCTAGAAACAAACCTTACTATCAAGGCGGGTGAAACTGACCCATACCAAGAGCAAATCGATGAGTTGAAGCATACTGCTATGCAAGAAATTTCATGGGATACAGTGAACAATTTAACTAGTTTAAAGGATCACCAGGAGTTCTTGCTTAAACTTCTAACTAGCAAGGATAGCTTCATCCGTAAGAAGATCATTGACCAGAACTTATCCTACCTAAACAACCGTTTAACGCACTATTTGTACGCTATGGGCTTGCCGCATACTGTGACATTCCAGAACGATTTAACGGTGATTATTACACAATTAGGACAGGATTTAGACTTTGATAACCTCAGCAGAGGCGAACGAAATAGACTCATATTGGGCTTATCTTGGGCGTTTAGAGACGTTTGGGAATCGCTATATCAGAACATAAACCTGCTGTTTGTTGACGAATTAATTGACAACGGCTTAGATGCTAGCGGTGTAGAATCAGCACTAGCAGTACTGAAAAAAATGGCTAGAGACCGTCAAAAGAACATTTTCTTAATTTCGCACAAAGACGAACTTATTGGTCGTGTAAACAACGTGCTAAAGGTTATTAAGGAAAACGGATTTACTAGCTATGCAACAGATTTAGAGGTAACAGAGTAATGCTCCCGGATCAAGATGAAGAATTACACGCTGAATTATTAGCGAAATTCCGGGAGTATTTCGAAGCTAACCAGCAATGGCTAGCCGAAGGCACAAAGGCAAGCGCAATAAGATTAAGGCAACGACTAAGCGAATTACGCAAGATCTGCACACGTAGACGTGTTGTAATTCGCGAATGGGCACGAGTAAAAGAAGACATACTAGCAGAAAAAGAAGCAGAACGACAGGCTCAAAAAAGACAGGCTCAAGAGGATGACAATGCTAATTAAAGCATGTCATGGACTTATCAAGGTAAAATTGTAGAAACACTTCCAGAAGATTGCTTAGGCTTCGTGTATATTATCACTAACACTACTAACAATCGTAAGTACATAGGCAAAAAACTCGCAAAATTTCAAAAAACTTCTCAGAAAACTGTAAAACTCAAGAACGGCAACAAGAAAAAGAAGAAGATTAGAACACAAATTGAAAGTGATTGGCAAACATATTACGGTTCAAGTCCTAATCTAACAGCAGACATACAGGCACTAGGCGCAGACAAATTTACAAGAGAAATACTTTATCTCTGCAAAACAAAAGCAGAAATGTCGTATATTGAGGCACGAGAACAGTTTGACCGCAGGGTACTAGAAACTGATGATTACTACAACGGTATCATTAATTTACGGGTAGGCGGTTCACCATCACTGAGACAGGCTCTCCTAGAACAACAGGCTAAATCATCTAACACTTAAGGTTGGCGGGCCAGTTATAATGCCGCTGTGGAAAAACCGGGGAAGAAACCGGACACGTAACATATTGATGCACTCCCGTGGGTAAATCCCACTATCTTGAAATGGAAGTGAGTCTGAGGGTGAAAACAATGATGCCCGACGTATTGATATAGTATGAATTGTTAGCATACGAAGACACCGGCTATAAACACTTAAACACTAGGAACGAGGTTTAGGGCACATAGAAATATGTGGGTCGTGGTAGGAGGGAAAAGCACAGAGTCCTTTAGCATACGGTGTATAAGAAAATTACCTACTTCCAACAAGTCTTGGCTGATGCGACTCGCATGAAGGATAAAGACGGAACCTTGTAAAGAGGTTCCGTCTGACTGAAAACAATCTTCATGAAGTTAAACGCTTCGCTTAACAATTCAATTATTAAATCACTTAAGAAATAAGAAAAGTTCGAGCGAAAGCGAAGAACAGAAGAACGTTAGTTCTTCTTTAAACTGAAACTAAATATAAAATCAAAGCGAGTTCAACATGAAAGTTCGAGATATTATCACAAATGAAGGTTTAGTTACTGATGTAGGTGCAAAGCTATTTGGTAAAGCAGCTAGTGCAGGTGCTGCTAAGATGGCACCTATTGCAGCTAAACAAGCAGCTAAAGCAGAGAAAGTTGCACAGTTTAAAGGTGATCTTGCCCTTATGGGTGGTGTAGTAGGTGAATGGTTTAAACTTGTTAAAAATGTTGCTCTTGCGTGGGGTATTGCAGAACCTATGGTAGTTACTGGATGGGAAATCCACAAACTAAACAACCAATTAAAAGAAAAATCGATTGATCCTGTTGAATACGAAAAACAAGTTCAATATTGGTTAGGTAAAGCAGTAACACAGATTGCTGCTATTGGTCTAACTAAGTTTAGCGTCTCTACTGCTGGGCGTTTAATTGGTACATTGCCATTTGCTAGTGGTGCAGGTAAATTAATCACAAAACTTAGCGGTCCCGCTGCTGCCGCATTTGGCGTTTATCTAACAACTCCTGCAGGTGCAGATGCATTTGCTAAATGGTTTGTTGGAGAGTCGTTTGCGCCATGGCTAGCTAAGTTTATGCGTGAGATTGTAGGTAGCTGGGCTAAAGCAGGATATGACACTATTACAGGCCATGAAGATGCTAGAGGTCCAATTGGCAGTGATGATAAGAATCCAGTATCATCTGCACTTGCAGACATTAAGCCTAGCGAAAACCCATACGGAATGAAGTTTGATCCAGTTACTGGTAACTGGCTTAACCGTTAAAGCAACGGCATTTGAGCTGTCTTAGTAAGCTCAATATTTTCTTTAATTACTTCGTACATACTGTCGCGATCTTCAGCAGAGTAGACATGTAGTAACTGTTCTAGGGTTACTCCGCCTCGCAAGAACCAACTAATTCTAACTAACTCTGTTTTAAAATCTTTAACTTCTTTTTCAAGCCTAATAAGATACTCTTGAATTTCCGAGGCGGATAATCTAATTAGGCTGCTACGAAAAAATCTGATTGGTCTAGTGTAATATTAACAAACTGCTCATGTCCGCAGTTATCACACTTAACATGCTGTGTAGGACTGCGCCAAGTTGTTTGATTCTTAGTAATTAATTTTCTAATTTGATCTAAGATACCGCTATCACAGTTTTCAACCCACTCTTTAATAAACCCACGCTCAGTAACCACTTGTGTAGTTGTGTCAACACTTTCAATACCTGCAATAAAAATGTCGTTTTGTAGTGTTGCTAAGTCTTGATAAATTTCTGTTAGCAATTCACGCTTTTCATCTTCGCCTTCGAGTTCTTGAACGTTTTTAAGTTTTTGTTGTAGCTGAAAATTTCTTACACCAAACTCTGAACTTAGTTTATATGTTAATGGACGTACTTTAACAGTTAGATCACCTAATACAATTTTGTTTTCAAACTTGCATTTTGCATAGTGTTCAATAAATGTTGCAATGTCAAACTCGTATTCGTTTTCTGTAAGACACTTTGGACACACGTTGCTAATACCTAATTGGTTGCCGTAAGTTGCAATACGAATAGCACTTAGTACGCTATCTAAGTCAATAGTTGACAAATTCCAAGGCTCTTTAATTGCTGGAACACAGCTAGTAATAACTTTAACCGTAGCTTCTCCATTTAGCAATGCGTCAGGCGTTTTGACTAGGATTTCGTCCATGCCAGTCATACCGTAAACTGGTAAGTGTGAAACGTCGCCGTCAAAATCATCAGCTGTATTATAAATGCCTAGACTTGGCAAGCTGATAAAAATCTTAGGTTGTCTAAAAAACTGCTGTAATGGATTTGTGGCCATAAAAGACTCCGGATAAATATATTGTACAAGTATTTATATACGTACTTTTTCAAGGATTTTTTTATGGCCCGTACAGTTGCAGATATGTCACCAGATGAGTTTTCTGATGCAATAGCCAACGGTTTTGCTAAAGTTAACGGTATGACTCGCGGTACTGCGGGTTCGTACAGCGGAGGAAGTGGCGGAAATGCTACCCCAACTGGAACTCCTACTTGGTTTAACACCCTTGCTAACGGTGCAACTAATGCTGCTGGTGCAGCAACTAAACTATCAACTGGTTTATATAACGTAAACGATGCATTAGGCAACGTTAAACAACTTGGCGGATTGTTAGGTCCTGTAGGTAGTGCGTTTACCGGAATGGGTACACAGGTTGCTGAAGCAGGTATTGGCATTAACCGATCATTAAACACTGTTGCACAAAGCGGTGTTCATATGGGCCAGAATTTAGGCTTATACGACAAGGCAGTATTGCAAGCTCGTATGAGTATGCCAGAGTTTGAACAAACAATTAAGAGCAGTGGCAGATCTATCGCTGGTATGAGTTCAAACATGGACAAGTCTGCTCTTGTATTCTTAAGTGCAGCTAAAGCAGTCCAAGACACAGATACTGCATATCAGTTAAAAGCAACTGGAACAAGTACAGAAGAGTTTGGACAAGTATTAACATTAGTTTCGCACAACGCCAAGCAAGACAACTTAATGACTGCTGCTTCGCAGAAGAGTTTAGTTGCAACTACTTTAGCACTTACAACAGAATTTGATAACACTGCACGTCTAGCAGGTATTAGTAGACAAGAACAACAACAAGCACTAGAACGCCAGACTAAATCTAAAGACATGCAACTTGCCATGATGGCAATGGATGCAGACGAGCGTGAGTCAGTTCAAAAGAGTTTAGCTGGATCATTAAAGTATGGCGAAGCAGTTCAAAACGCAATTAGAATTTATGCAACCGGTGGTGTTACTAACGAAGAAGAACAAAAGCAAGTCTTAGCAGCAGGCCCAATGGCCAAATATGCAGAACAGCTAGCAAACATCAAAGGCAATACTCCGGAAGATGAAGCTAAACGTAAAAACATAATGCGTCTAATGGATGAAGAAGCATTAGCTTTAACAAGAAACAAAGGCGCAATCCAAGAACAAACAATCCAAATGAAAGCTGGTAGTGACACTACTAAAGCAATGGCAGGCGGATTCTTAGAACAAGCTCGCTGGGGACAAATTGTTGCTAATGCAGATAGAGAAGCTGCTGCTAAGAAAATGACTAGGGAAGAATACCTAGCAGAACAAGAAAAGAAACTAGCCGAAGAACGATTGGGTGCTGCTGCTGGTACAGGTGGTCCAGAAGGAAATGCTGCTAAACTAGGTCAAACTATTAACAAAGTTGACATTGCTCTTAAAGATGTTGCAGCAGGTGCAGGTACTTATTTTAGCAAGTTAAACGATAAAGCAGGTGCTCTAATTACTAGTTTTGGTAATTTAAATGGTGTATTAAAGAAATACACACCTGAACAAGTTGCAGGAGTAGTGCCAAAAGTAGTAGACGCTGGGAAAGAAGCGTTGGGCTCAAGAGAAGCGTCTACTCCAGATTCTGAAAAGAGACGAGCAGGACGCCAGTTTGGTAGTTTAGGTGCAGTTGGCAAATTAATTGAAGACTTTGGTGCAGGCACTGATATGACATTGCATGGCAAGGAAGGTGTCATTACAGAAAGCCAACTTAAAGGAATTATTAGCACAGCCCAACAGATGGGCACAAATCTTGAAAAGACTGCTAAGTCGGGCAACGGTGCAGATTTAAAAGATATGCAATTGCCTGAAATGTTTAAAGGCATAAAAACTTCTATGGAAGCTATGATAGGCGGTCCTAGGACACAAGCAGATGCTGAAAAAATGGCTAGAAGTATGCAAGGCACATTTGAAAAAGAATTGCCAAAAATGCAAAAACAATTTGAACCATTGTTTGGCCAATTTAAAAATACAGCAACTTCAATGGGCAAACAAATGGAAACACAGTTTGCGCCAATGATGAAAACAATGCAAGTTAGTTTAAAGTCAGACCTTGAAACTGCTAAGAAGCAGATGCCTACAACTAGCACATTTGAAAAGATGTTTGAAGGATTTAAACCACCTACAGCATCACCAGTGCCGGAAACTGACACCCAACCGATGGTGCCAGAAACCGCTTCAGACGACCCCATGACCGAGATGGTCAAGGGCGTTAATGAGTTAAATAAGCGTATAGAACGATTAATTTACGCAGTTGAAGACGGTCATGATAAAAGTGTTAGAGCAATTAAAACCACTGGCAATTTGATCGGTTAAGGATAAAACTAATGAGTTGGAAAAAATATTTCACACCTGTACCAGTTAACGGAACTGTCAGCCCTGTTGGCAGTGCTATGACGAAAGCAGGACCTGCACGATCAAACTATTCTAGCTATTTGCCAGATGTGTATGCTGGCGCACCTAATCGTGTTGAGCGTTATCAACAATACGAAGTTATGGACAGCGACCCAGAAGTTAACGCAGCACTAGACATTTTAGCAGAATTCTGCACACAAAAATTAAAAGACGGTAAAACACCTTTCAGCGTAAGCTGGAGACACAAAGCTACAAACAGCGAAGTTCGCATTTTAGCCGAATACTTACAACAGTGGACAAAGCTACAAAAGTTTGACACACGCATTTTCCGTATTATGCGTAACGTATTCAAGTACGGTGATGCATTCTTTATTCGCGATCCTGAAACTCAAAAATGGAGTTACGTTGATCCTAGTAAAGTTACTAAAGTTATTGTTAACGAAAGTGAAGGTAAAAAGCCAGAGCAATATGTTGTTAAAGATCTTGCTCCAAACTTCATGGACTTAGTTGCAACACAGATTACTCCTAACATTAATCCACGTAACAATGCTGGCGGTATTGCTGGCGGTTCTGGATATTTAGGTTCAGGTGGTTCGCAAAAGACTGGACAGTTTGGCGGTCCAACTAGTGGCGGAACACGTTTTGGTGTTAGTGAAACCGAACACGCAATTGACTCTGAACACATGATTCACTTGTCACTAAGCGAAGGTTTAGACAACATGTATCCATTTGGAAATAGTTTGTTAGAAAACATTTTCAAAGTTTACAAACAAAAAGAATTATTAGAAGATGCTATTCTAATCTATCGTATACAACGTGCTCCAGAGCGTCGTGTATTCCACATTGACGTAGGTAATATGCCAGGACACATGGCTATGGCATTTGTTGAGAGAGTTAAAAATGAAATCCATCAACGTAGAATTCCGTCGCAAACAGGTGGTGGCCAAAATGTTATTGATTCAGCGTATAACCCACTATCTATTAACGAAGATTACTTCTTCCCGCAAACAGCAGAAGGCCGTGGATCTAAAGTAGAAACATTACCGGGTGGTACTAACCTAGGTGAAATTGACGACTTAAAATACTTTACAAACAAGCTATTCCGCGGTTTACGTATTCCTAGTAGTTACTTGCCAACAGGCGCAGACGATTCTCAAGCATCATATAATGACGGAAGAGTTGGAACCGCTTACATTCAAGAACTACGCTTTAACAAGTATTGCGAACGTTTACAAGCACTTGTAACAGCAGTATTTGACGAAGAATTTAAGCGTTACATGTACACACGTGGCGTTAATATTGACGCTAACTTATTTGAATTAAAGTTTAATCCACCATTAAACTTTGCAAGTACACGTCAAAGCCAGTTAGATGCAGAACGTATTAATACATTTACAGGCATTGTACAAGTTCCGTTTATGTCAAAACGATTTGCATTAAAGCGTTTCTTAGGATTAACAGACGAAGAAGTAGCAGATAACGAACGTCTATGGGCAGAAGAAAATGGTTCTGGCCAACCTACATACACTGACGCAGCAGGCGAATTACGTGGCGCAGGCCTAAGTGCCGCAGGTATTGAAGGTGATTTAAGTATGGCAGGCGACCTTTCTGCTCCAGACGGAATGGAAGGCGATACTGATGCAGAGTTAGGTGCAATGGCAGCTAATCCGCAAGCAGCACCAGCAGCACCTGCAACACCACCAGCAGCATAAATACATTATGATTCTTAGAGAACTATTTTACATTGATGCTGATACTAGACGTGTGGCTAATGACCTACGTTATCAGCCTGAGCGTGACGATTCTATGTTATCGAGCTCAGATACTCGTAAGACACGTTTAACGTTAAAACAAATTAACGAGTTAAGAAAATCGAGCGAAGCACATATATTAGAACAAGAAGGTGAACTAGAATTTATTCATAGTATGTACGCAACACCGGCAGCACCACCGGCATAAATATATCAGATTACAAGAAATGCCTCTAAACGAGGCGTTTTTTTGGCCATTATAACACTATTTTTAATATTAAGTGTAAATATATTACAGCCTTGTATAACCATCACAGGAGAATGAACAATGACTGATCGTAAGCAATTTGAAGCCATGCTTGAGGCATTGATCAATGAAGATCAAGAAACAGCAAAAGAGATTTTCCACAATATCGTAGTAGGAAAGTCACGCGAAATCTACGAAGAATTATTAAAAGAAGACTTCAACCTTTCTGAAGAAGAAGAGGAAG